CCGCTACTACCGAGGAGACTTTGACCTTGCAAGCCTTCCTTCGACGAATCATTCAGCAGTTGCAAAAGAATATGACGATCTATTAAACCGCGCTGATCTTCCTATCTGCTCACTGGTGGTTTCTGCCGTGGTGGAGAGACTTAAGGTTGAAGGTTTTCGTGAAGGCAGCGACGAGCTGACTAACTCACTGCTCTGGGAGTGGTTCCAGAAGTCAAAGCTTGATGCACGCCAGCAGATGCTGTATTCCGATGCGATGGTTTTTGGCGATGGATTCCTTTCTGTGACTCCTGGCGGAGACATTCCTATTTTCCGGGTGGAAAGCCCGATGAACCTCAGTGTCGATTACAACCCTGAAGACCCGATGCTCATTAAGCGAGCAGCAAAAGTTGTCGGGGACTACGGGTGGCTTTACACAGACGAAGTTATTTACAGTTTTAAGTATTCCAGAGAGACCATTACTGGATGGACTCTTACTGGTGAGCTTGAGCACACCGGGGGTGCTACCCCTATCATTCGGTTCCCAAACCGCATTGATTCGCGTGGTCGTTCGATGTCAGAGATCCAACTTGTCGCTTCTATTCAGCGACGGATCATTCAAACGACGGCAGATCGCCTTCTGGTGCAGCGTGCAGCCGCATGGAAGCAAAGGTATGTCAGTGGTATTTCGGTTGACACGGATGCAGACGGTAATGCTGTCTCTCCTTGGAACATTGGTGTCGATCAACTGATTGTCTCTGAAGATGTGGACACGAAGTTTGGTGAGTTTGGTGCGTCCTCGTTCAAGGAGCACCTCGAGGCGGTTGACCTCGATATAAGGCAAGCCGCTGCAGTTACTCAGACTCCTCCTCACTTGATTGCACCTAGTGCGATTTCAAACATCTCTGCTGAGGCGCTGGTTGCGCTTGAGGCTGGTCTTGCCAGCAAGGTTAAGGATCGACAACTGACTTGGGGGGAAGCTTTTGAAGAGGCACTTCGTATTGGTGGCAGGATGGTTGGTCAAGAGATCTCGTATGACACTGAGACGGTTTGGGCAGACCTTGAGTCTAGGAGCGACGCACAACGTGTGGATGCTGCCTTGAAGCTTCGCAGCATGGGACTTCCGCTACCCTTCTTACTGGAGCGTATCGGCTTGTCACCACAAACGAGTGATCGTGTGATGGCTAGTGTCCGTCAAGAGCAGCAACTGGCAGCCGACATCAGTGCCTCCTCGTTCGGCTTAGGTGCCGGTCAAGGACCACTAGACGAAAATGCCTAGCGGCGAATCGGTCGCAGAGATCTCGCGTAAGCGTTACGTCAGGGACATTGAGTACCTTCGTAACACGGGCATTATGGCCTATACGCAGATGCTTGCGGGTGTGGACTACCGAGACCTGGCTGAAGGCTGGGACACGAAGACTGGACCGCTGCTCACTAGGCTTATTGATAGTCAGCAGTTTGCAAGCCGCACAGCAACGATGACGTATTTGACTGCTGTCGGTGTTGGTGTTGGTTTGGGTCCAGGTACAGCGTTGGCTCCGTCAGCGTCTAGTAACCGTAACGGTCGTTTACCGTCAGGCATGTTTACTGGCAGCTTAGTGAGTGCTATTCCTTTGACGGTGGCTCACCGGATTGAGAATGGTCTTACTGCGCCTGTCGCGTGGAACAAGTCGATCAATTATGTGGCGCGAGCGGTGCGTGAAGCCCCGTATTCGGAGTCCCGGCTTACTACAACGGATGTCCTCAAGGAGGGCAATCTGAACTGGGAGTTTGATGATGTTGTTGTCGATTCTGATCTTGATTTTACTGTCGAAGCCGAGGCTCGCCGTATTCGCAGAAATGCTACTGCGAAGAGTGCCGCTGCCCAGAACAAGGTAGGCCAGGAAATGTTTCCTGCTCGCTGGCTAGCTCGTTACAGCCGTATGCCTAGTCCTGGTGCTTGCTCGTTTTGTTTGATGCTTGCTACTAAGGGTCCGGTTTACTACGCAGACTCATTTAGTGGTCGTGGAGCTTCATCCTCGCGGCTTAATGCTAAGGGTGATGCCCGTGTGCACGCTAACTGTCGGTGCAAGCTGATTGCTGAGCCTGAACGTGGGATGTTTAAGGGCAAGGTCTTTGGTGACGCTAATCAGTACATGAATGCCCAGTGGAAAGACGCTAGATATAAGCGCACTTACACATTATCTAAATTGCTGGACGGTAAGACTTTGCTGCCAGCACTCGCGCAGTCCGATTCTATTTTGGCTGCTTAAAGACTTCCTACCGTCTGGTAGGAGAGCACGCCGGTCGTGCTTTTAGAACCCCTGGAGGGTCAGTATGGATGCAATAGAAACACCCGTGGTTGAAGCAACTTCAACCTCACAAAATGAGAGTGAAGCGGTAGTTGAGGCTACTGAAGAACCGAAAGTGTTTGACGCTGATTACGTCTCAAAGCTGCGAAGCGAAGCTGCAAAGTATCGCACGCAGGCCAAGGATTTGGCTGAGAAAGCTAAGAAGTTTGATGAGCACGAACAGTCTCAGAAGTCTGAACAAGAGAAGTTAACGGACGATTTGCGTGCGGCCACTGAGTCGCGTGAACAACTCGAAAGCGAACTGCTCAGAATGAAAGTTGCCTCGTCCAAGAATCTTCCGGCATCGCTGGTGGGTCGCTTGCATGGCAATTCTGTTGAAGAGTTAGAAGCTGACGCAGACACATTACTTGCTGATTTGAAATCGCAGTTTGTGGAGCGTCAGAAGTCTACTCCTGAACAAACCGGAGCAGGTGTCGTTGGTGGCGCTGAAGATGCGTCTATTGAAGGCTTTCTTGACATGCTTCGGAAGCAAAGTTAACTCACGGCTGAATCTCAGTTCCATACTGACGGCCCATTTCAATTATTAGGAGAATAAAGTAATGAGTAATACTCTGATTACACCTACTAACGTTGCACGCGCAGCGTTGGCAACATACCAGTACAGTGCGGTTCTTCCGCGCCTGTGTAACCGCAACTATGTCACCGAGTTCGGTGGAGGTTCCGGCGACACGGTAACTATCCGTAAGCAAGCCTCTTTGACGACCACTAAGTTCAACCGCGCCACGGGCGTTGTTGTGCAGGACGTTACTGAAGGTTCCGAGCAATTAACCGTCGGCGACATCTATGACGCTTCGGTAATTGTCACGCAAGAGCAGTGGGACTTGGATCTCGAATCGTTCGCGTTCCAAATCGCACAGCCAATGGGCAAGGCAATGAGCCGCACTTCTGAAGAAGTTGTGTATGCAGCCATGCTCGCCGGTTCGTCTGCTCCAGCCACTGCTGCTGGCGCTTCAGCAATCAACACCGCTGTTGCTCTTCGCACCCAGTTGACTGAGAATGAAGTTCCTGCCGATAACCGCGTGATGGTTATTGGTTCGGATGTTACTGCTCAGCTGCTCCTTGACGATCACCTCTTGAAGACCAATGAGGCTGGTAACTCTGACGCTCTTCGGAACGCAAACGTTGGCCGCCTGTTTGGGATGCCAGTGGTTGAGTCCGTTGTTGTCGGTTCCGATGAAATGTGGATCGTGCAGCGCGAAGCGTTGACGTTCGTTTCGATCACACCTTCAATGCCTCGTGGTGCTGCAAACGCAGCCGTTGAGGTTTACGACAACCAAGCATTCCGCGTTGTTTTCGGCTATGAACAGTCGAAGAAGCAAGACTTGGTGTCGGGCGACAGTTACTTGACCTCAAAGGTCACTCGTCCAGAAGGCGTTGTTGGAGCGACTCTTACTCCTGCTACCCCGTAATTCTACTTGGTTGGGGGGCGGGCGTTATGCCTGTCCCCTCTCCAACTTGAGGAGTTTCAAATGACACTTGAAGAGCTTGCACAGGCGATTGAGGATAGGACTGGTCAACCAGTTGATTTGGCGTGGCTTGCACAAGTTGTCGCTGAGATTCTCGCTTACGTTCGATTGTTGGCACCTTGCAAGATTGATATTTGGCAAACGATTGAAGATTTACCGCCTGACATTATCGCGGTGGTTGTTGCCGCTATCTCACGGATTCTGGTTAACCCTCGCGGGCTTCGCCAGGAAACTATCGGTGAGTACTCGTACACGATTAACAGTACGGGAAACGGCGACCTCTTTACTGACACTGAGAAGCGCATCATTGCTTCTGTTGCTGGTTGTGGTGGATCGTTTAAGTCGATCACGATGAAAGTTGTTCCACCTCCCATTGATTTGGCAACACCAGATCGGGATGCGTGGGCAGAGGATCGTCTTGATCTGCGTTGGGAGGTCTAATGCTCCCAAAGTATTTGTTGACGCAGGATGCGAAGTTAATGTTCGATCAGCCTAATAACGGATACAACGTGCTTCCTCCACCTCGCGACGCTGAGGTTGTCCGGGCTTACTTCAAGCCACGGAGATCTGACACGATTGTGAATGGTGGGCAGGTTCTCACTACTGAGTACAGCTTGATGTTCAATTATCACACGAACGTTGATGGCCT